AGAGACGGCGCGTGATGCGTTCTACGGAGCAAACGCCGACATCATCGCGGCTTTGACTTGGACGAGTACGATTGACTCGCGAACGACGCCCGAGTGCCGCATTCGTGACGGCCTGCGCTATGAGGTCGAGACGCACAAGCCGATCGGTCACAAAGTGCCATGGCTGGCCGGGCCTGGGCGCATCCATTGGCGCTGCCGGTCTACCAGTGTCACCGCCCTGAAGGGCTGGGAAGAACTCGGCCTGTCGCCAGACGAGATCGACGCCGGCACGAGAGCCAGCATGGACGGCCAGATCCCGGCCGATAAAACCTACGGCCAGTGGCTGATGGAGCAGAGCGCGGCGCGTCAGGATCAAATCCTCGGCCCGGCACGCGGCAAGCTGATGCGCCAAGGCGGGCTGAAGATGGATCGCTTCTACAACGACAAGGGCATCTACCTGTCGCTCGACGAACTCCGCGAAAGAGACGCTGCTGCCTTCGCCAAGGCTGGGCTATGATGGCGAAATGAGCGACCAGAAGCCGAAACTCCACGTCATCGACGGCACACCTGCACCGGATAGTCCGGCAGAGCAGGTGCGCAAGCGAATGCGCGCGATGCCAAAGCCGGCCAGCATGATTCAGTGCGGCCGATGCGGCTCGCGCGAAGTGCTGGAAACCAAAATCGGCATGCTCTACAAGAACGGCAAGGCGCAGGGCGGGACGAAGCAGATCCTGTGCGCGTCATGCTTCATGCGTGGCGAGCGCGTAGTGCTCTGCTGATCTGATAGCGACACCAAAGACCCGGCCCCGCGCCGGGTTTTCCATTTCTAGAGCCTCGCCATCGTGCGGGGCTTTTTCGTTTCAGCCGAAAGGCAAACCAACACGCAGCTAGGCCCGTACAGCCGAAAGGCGGATGTTCGCTCATCCGTCCGCCCCGCTGCGCCTTGCAAACGACCGTAGATAGGAGGCATCCGAAAGCGCTTTCCCTGGAGCGTTTCTACGGTCGATCTATTTCCAGGGCTCATTGCAGGGCATGAACATGAACAACGTCGTTCCATTTCACTACCAAGGCCAGCCGGTGCGTTTCAACAGCGAGGGCTGGATCAATGCTACAGATGTGGCCAAGCGTTTCGGGAAGAAGCCGGCCGAATGGCTTCGTCTGCCCGACACGGCGAGATACATGGATGCGCTGGCGCGGCATTTAAATGTGGGGGAATCCCACCTTTTAGTCAGTAGCACGAAAGGCCGAAGCGGGGGTACGTGGCTCCATCCAAAGCTGGCTGTTGTTTTCGCCCGCTGGCTAGACTTGGAATTCGCCGTATGGGCCGACCTTCACATAGACGCATTGCTCCGCGGCGAGCTGACCGAAAAGCAGCAGTTCGACCGAGCTTGCAAGGCGCTTGATGATCAAAACGAGCGCGGGAGCATGGCAGGCCGCGAGCTGGCGAAGCACCGCTGGGTTAAGCCCGGGATGATTGCTCAAGTCGAGCACTGGCGCGAGCAGCTGCAAATGACATTGGGACTTGAGGCCGCATAAGGCCTGCCCAGCCAAACACACCGCCGCATGGCGGTTTTTTTATGCCCGCAGTTTCGGATGGGACGGGGCGCCACCGGGCCGGATGGCTCAACGCAATGGCCGGATGGCCGGAGAAAGACGAGATGAAACTGAAGCTTGACGAAAACGGCAACGCAGTCCTGCAAGAAGGCAAGCCGGTCTACGTGCACGATGATGGCAAGGAGCTGGCGGTGGATGTCGCCCAACTCACTAGCCGTGCGCAGTACCTGGCAGGCGAGGCAGAGAAGGCCTTCCAGCAGCGTGACGAAGCCAAGAAGGCCCTCAAGGCTTTCGAGGGTCTCGAAGACCCGGCAGCTGCGCGCAAAGCACTGGAAACCGTCGCAAGCCTCGACCAGAAGCGGCTGATCGATGCCGGCGAAGTCGAGAAGGTCAAGTCGGAGATCAGCAAGGCCTTCCAGGCCCAGCTGGACGAAGCCAACACCAAGGCGCAGACCCTCGAGCAGCAACTGTACGGCGAGAAGATCGGCGGCAGCTTCGCTCGCTCCAAGGTGATCGCCGAGAAGCTGGCTGTCCCGGCTGACATGGTGCAAGCCACCTTCGGGAATCGCTTCAAGATCGAGGACGGCAAGGTCGTCGCCTATGACGCCAACGGCAACAAGATCTTCAGCCGTGCGCGCCCGGGTGAGCTGGCCGACTTCGATGAAGCGCTGGAAACCCTCGTCGACGCTTACCCCTATCGCGACACGATCCTTAAGAGTTCCGGTGCCAACGGCGGCGGCGCTCCGAACGGAAACGGTCAGCCACCCAAACCCAAGGGCAATTTTGGCGGCAGCAAAGAGGATCGCCTCGCAGCCATCAAGGCCCTAACCGCACAGAACTGATAGGAGGCCCGAATGGCCCTTTCCGATATGAAGGTATTCAACGAATACCTCAAGAACGCCACCATCGAAACCCTGGCCCAGGACGTTGAGAAGTTCAACGCCGCCTCGGCCGGCGCCATCCGCCTGACCACGCAGGGCATCGACGGCGACTTCCTGCAAGAATCATTCTGGGCTGGCCTGCATGGCGCCCAGCGCCGCGTCGATCGCTACGCCGCCAACGGCGCCCAGTCGGCAACCGCGCTCTCCCAGAAGCAGTACGACGCTGTTAAGGTGGCCGGCGGCTTCGGCCCGATCCTGTGGGAGCCCTCGCAGCTCTCCTGGATTCAGAAGAGCCCGGAGGAAGCGTTGGAAGTCATCAGCCGCAACCTGTCCGAGGCTATCGTGGCGGATCAGCTGAATACCGTCATCGCCGCCCTGGTCGCCGCCATCAGCAACCAGGCCGCCGCGACCAACGACGTGTCGGCTACTGCCGGTGTTACCTATGCCGCCATCAACGCCGCGCACGCCAAGTTCGGCGACGCCTCCGGCCGTCTGGTTGCGCAGGTAATGAACGGCGTGACCTTCCACGACCTCATCGGGAAGAACCTCACCAACGCGCAGCAGCTGTTCCGGGCTGGTGACGTGACGATCGTCGATATTCTCGGCAAAGCTGTCATCGTGACCGACTCCCCGGCGCTGTACTCGGCCGCGGTCGCCACTCCGGCTGCTCCTGCCAAGCAGCGCGTGCTGTCCCTGGCCGATGGCGCTGGCATGGTGATGGACGGTTCCGACCTGATCACCAATATCGAGACCAGCAACGGTAAGGGCCGCATCGAGACGACCTTCCAGGCCGACTATTCCTTCGGTCTGGCGTTGCGCGGCTATACCTGGGACACCGCCAACGGCGGCAAGTCTCCGACCGACGCTGAGCTGGCCACCGGTTCCAACTGGGATCTGGTAGCGAACTCGATCAAGGCCTCGGCGGGCGTCATCACCATCGGTGACGCTTCCCTGTAACCGATAGGGGCGGGCTCCGGCTCGCCCCGCTCCACTGGAGACTGAAATGTCCGAACAGAAGATCAAGTACGTTCAGCATCCGGTATCGCCGGAACAGAAGGCTGAGCTGCGCGCTCAGGGCTTCAAGATCATCGACGCTCGATTCGCGCCGCCTGGCGAGGTAGTCGAGCAGCAAGACGAAGCGCCGAAGCCGCGCGCCCGCAAGACCAAGCTAGAGCCGACCGAGGCCGAGTAAATGACCGAGTACATCACCATCGCGCAGGTTGACGGCCTGCTGGGGTCCGACTGGACCACCGAAGACAAGAAGGCCCGCGCGGTGCTGATGGCTAACACCTGGCTCAGCGCAAAGCCGCTGACGGAGTTTTCCGAGGTTCCGGCTGCCGTGGTGCAGGCTGGTGCGGAAATCGCGCGGGAGGCTGCTGCGGGTGCACTCTATGGGGCAACCGAAACAGGCGTACTGAGCAAGTCTGTTTCGGCTGGCGAAGTGTCGAGCAGCAAGACCTACGCAAGCAATTCTCGCAATATCAGCGCAGGTGAGGCGTTCGCGATGGCCCTGCTGGCTCCGTACCTCGGCCCTGGCAATCAAGTTCGCCTGGTGCGCGGCTGATGGGGCTGCGTGACGAGCTGACCGCGGATCTAGCGGAGGCATTCGATACTGATCTTGCTGATGCGGTTACTGCGCTAGTCGGCACCAGGCAGATTGACGGCCAATACGATCCTGTTACCGGCGAGCACTCAACCTCGACCATCTCCTACGGGGGGCGCGGCGTGCTCGGCAGCTACCGCAATGACGAGATCGACGGCAGTCTGATACTCGCCACTGACACGAAATTGACCGTGCTGCAGGCTGAGCTGTTCATTACTGAAAACGGCGAGCGGACAACTGTCATCGCCACGCCTGCAGTGGGCGACATGATCAATGGCATGCGGGCGCAGCGGGTTGGCAAAGACCCGGCCGGCGCGACCTGGGTTGTCCAGCTGAGGGCTTGATATGAGCTTTTCCGATGACATCCGGCGCTTCACGGCTAAGACGGTCGATGCTCACAACAAGATTACCCGCACGGCGACACTGGAGCTGTTCAGGGGCGTCATCCTCGCTACGCCAGTGGGCAACCCTGATCTGTGGAAGAACCCCGACATGGCGCCGCCAGGCTACGTCGGCGGGAGGGCGCGCGGGAGCTGGCAATGCACCGTTGGCGCTCCGGCTGGAAGTGATATCGAACGGATAGACGACAGCGGCGGCGCAACCGTGGCCGACGCAGAGAGCAAAACCCCGCAAGGCGCTGGCCAGGTAACGTTCCTGACCAGCAACCTGAGCTACATCGAGCGCCTGGAAATGGGTTGGTCGACCCAGGCGCCCCCTGGCGCGATGGTCCGCAAGAACATGGACCGCGTACAGCGCATGGTTGACGCGGCAATACGAAAAAACAGGGTGTGACGATGAGCGAAGCCAAAATCCACTCAGCGCTGGTGTCGGCCTACATCGCGTCAGGCGTCATGCCTGTGGAACGCACGGCATTCGAGGGCAAGACCTTCACGCCGCCGACCGGGCAGAGCTGGGCTCGCCTCACCGGCTTGCCAACTGGTCGAGCCCCTGCGGCTCAAGGTAAGAGCGCCGCGCAGGAGTGGACCGGCATTCTTCAGATCGACGTATTTCACCCAAAGAACACCGGCCACGCTGGGCTACTAGCTGACGTGGACGCGCTGCTGGCTTTCTTCGCATCCGGCAAGCGCCTCGACTACCAAGGCCAGGGCGTACTGATCCGCCGCGCTGAGCGCTCTCAGATTCGCCAAGAGGATGTCTGGCAGTCGGTCAGCGTCAGCGTTTATTGCAGCGCATGGGCGTTCGGTTAAGGCCCGCTGATTTCGGTACCGTCTACGCGGTAGATGACGGTTACGCCGAGCGCATCACACAGCTTGCGAATCGTGTCGGCACAGAGATACGATAGAGCCAGCGGGGCAAGGTCGGCCAAGGCAAGCTACGGCGAGCTGAGGTGAGGTCAGGTCAGGCGCGGTAAGGGCCGACAACGGCACATATAGGGCGATTCCGAAAGGGTCGCCCTTTTTGTTTCACAAGAATTTATAGCGGCCCGCCTAGTGCGGGCTTTTGCATTTCTGGAGAAAGCAAATGGCCTATGCAGTAGGTGTTTCCCAAAATACATATCTCAAAATCGAGGGTGTCGGCGGCACTCTCGACCCGGCCGTCGCCTGGATTCCGCTTCGCCTGATCACCAACGGTCTGAGCCAGTCGGTCGAGGAGTTGGAGTCCGATGAGATGTTGCCCGGCCGCCACATGGCCGAGTCCCGCAGCGGCGTTTTCAGCGTGGCCGGCGACCTTGAGGCGGAGCTGACCTACGGCACCTTCGATATGCTGCTGGAGGCGGCTTTCCACGGCACTTGGCAGGTGAAGACACGCACAGCTTCGACTCTCTCGGTCGCAGCCGCAGACGACAGCTTCAACGACTCCGCGTCGGGCTTCGTGACTGCCGGCTTCGCGGTTGGCGATGTCGTCAAGGTAAGCGGCTTCGCAACTGCTGCGAACAATGGTCAGTTCAAAGTGGCTTCGGTCGCAGCCGGCAAAATCACCGTCACCGACTTGGCCGGCGGCGCCGTCACCCTGGTGGATGAGCTGGCGGGTGCCTCCGTTACGATCGCGACCGGCGGCACCCTGAAGACCGGCAGCACTCGCCGCAAGTTCGCCATCCTCAAGCACAACGAGGACATTGGCCGCTGGCTGATCTACCGCGGCTGCGAAGTCGGCAGCGTTGCGATCGACTGCCCGCTGCAGGGCAAGATCGGCATCACCTTCTCCATGATTGGGACCAAGGAAGAGCCTTACGTCTACGATGCTCTGACCGAGAGCATCGCCGACCCGACCGAAACCGTGATGATGACGACCTTCGAGGGGTCGCTGACCGAGGGCGGTACCGGCCTCAACCACGCGACCGCGCTCAACCTGTCGCTGGACAACGGCATGGAGGCGATCTACCGCCTGTTCAGCCGCGACGCCTACGACATCAAGCTGGGCCGCATCAACGTTTCCGGCAGTCTGTCCGCCTACATCGAGGACAACCGCCTGAAGGACAAGTACCTCGGCGAGACCAAGACCCCGTTGGTCGTGACCCTGACCGATGGCGAGAACAGCTATCAGATCAGCATGACCCAGGCCAAGCTGACGACCTCGAGCGAGGAAGGCAGCGGCGACGATCCGATCATCCAGAATTACGACTTCCGGGCATTCAATGACCAGGCGGTCGACACTGAGATCACCATCACCCGCATTCCGGCATAAGGGGGCTCGCATGAAACCGAG